TGGATCTTCCGATGACCGTTACGTTTACGGCGATCCCAACATGTCCTGGAACGCAACCCCGCTTTGGGGCTTGACTCCGATTGTGACGAACTCACAGACGGCGGGCACGTTCCTGATCGGTGATGTGAATGGCTGCGCTATCTTCGACCGTCAACAGGCGAGCGTTGAAGCCAGTTTTGAAGATTCAACCAACTTCCAGAAACTGATGGTTAGCCTGCGGGCAACCGAGCGCCTGGCATTGGCAATCTTCCGCACTGAAGCGTTCATTACGGGTAGCCTGTAAGTTAGGCTATAGATTAGGAGGGGCGGCGCTTGCTGCCCCTCTCTTCTACAGGAATAACTATGTTAAAAGTTCTGATTCCCTTTGTGGGGCATGGGTACTCAATGCCCGATTCTGGCACAATCATTAACCCGCCTGAAGATGTGGCTAAACACTTGGTCAGCATTGGCGTGGCTGAGCCGTATGAAAACAAAGTAGATCTGATTCCAAAAGAAGTAAAAAAAGGCGAACGCTTGGAGTCATCGCGTCCGGCCCAAGCGCCACGCAAGAGGACGCGCAGAGTCTCAAAGAAATCTGTGAAGAAGTCATAGCGGTCAATGACTCATGGCGTTTATTACCGGACTGCCAACACATTTATGCGTCTGATTATCGCTGGTGGAATCATCACATTGCAGACATTACACGCGATTACGAGGGGTTGTGCTGGACGCAAAACGTAGGCTGGGGAAAGGTAGACCCTAAAGCGTGGGGTATTCGGTGCTTACAGGGCGATACAGGCGCGAGGGGTTTGTCTAAAGACCCTGAGACGGTGGTCACAGGCAAGAACAGCGGCTATGCAGCGGTTAACCTGGCCTATCACCTGGGCGCTGAGAGAATCCTGCTCTTGGGCTTTGATATGAAGATGCGCGGAGATTCGCGCCACTGGTTTGGCGCACACCCGGACGGTATGGAGGTTCACAGCAATTACGCCATGTTCATTGCGGCGTTCAAGACCATCCACCCGGCAGCGTATGGGCTGGAAATCTGGAACGTTACCCGCGACACGGCGCTGGATTGCTTTCCACGTTACGACCTGGATGAGTTATGCGCGGCCTTATCTTAGGCACGGGCTACAGCCTACGCTCACAACTCGACCTGATACCGAAGTTCGACGGCCTGATTTTCGGGCCGAACAACACCTATCAGGACTTCCGGCTGGATGTATGGCTGGCCTGCGATCCCGACTGGCACGCACTGAACTCTCCTGTAACTGGAGATTTCGATAAGTGGCATTGGGATAAGGGTATCTGTGAAAAGCACGGCTACCGCCACATAGAGGGCGTTTGGCATGATGGCTTATGGCTGAAAGACACAACAAAAATCAGCCTGAACCACGGCAGCGCACCACAACTGATTAACCTGGCCTGCCACTACGGGTGCGAGGAGATTGTGCTGGTTGGGCATGATTTCCATTACGAAGCCCCACAGAGGCACTATTTCGACAACCTGAGCGACCAGAAAGGGGAATACCCCGCACCGCTCAGGCAGAACAGCAAGTTCATTAAGAACAACGGGCAAGACGATTTACTTCACGTTTACAAACGGATTTGTGAAACACCCAACAGACCACGCATAGTCAACGCCACGCCCGGAAGCGCGTTGCCGTGGTTTCCAATCAGAAAACTAGAACAATACTGTGATAAAGACGATTGAGAAAAAGTGTCATGCATGGTGGTGGCCTGAGTACGACACCGAGTTAATTAAGGTTTTTGATGACGTTGACGACATTGAGGCCATTGTCCGCCATACGCGGGAAACGATGGTCTGTGTCCAGGCGGGCGGCGCGTGCGGTGTTTGGCCGTTCTACCTGCGCCAGAAGTTCCACACGGTTTATACCTTTGAGCCAGACGCAACCAACTTTGAATGCCTGACCCGCAACCTTGAGGGTGTTCCCGGCATCGAGGCGCACAACGCGGCACTGGGGTCACAGCGGGGGTTCTGCCACATCAGGCGGGACGCGGGCGAACGCACTAACGCAGGAGCGGGTTATATCGAGCCGGGCGGTGTCGTTCCGGTGGTTGCCATTGACGAGATGCGGTTGGTGTTTTGTGACCTGATCCAACTGGACATTGAGGGCGGCGAGTTAGACGCCCTGCTGGGCGCATACCTGACCATTCAACGATTCCGTCCGGTGATTGTGATCGAAGAGAAGCGGTTGCCGCAGTGTGACGACCACCTGGCGGCACGGGGCTTCCTTGAGCGCATGGGTTACAAGGAGCGGGGGCGCATTCATCGCGATGTGATCTTCACATGCTGACGGTCTGGACAATCTGCTGGGGCGATAAGTACCCGGATTACTTTGTGCAGCGTCTACAGCGCGAGGTCAGGAAGCATTTAGATATGCCGCATCGGTTTGTGTGCATCACAGACCGCGAGATTGAGGGCGTGACCTGTCAACCCTTTGCGGACGATTATCCGGGCTGGTGGTCGAAGGTCACGCTGTTCAAGGCGGGTGTCGCATCAGACCGCAACCTGTGGCTCGATCTTGACGTTGTAATCACCGGCGAACTGACCGAAATGGTCAAGGAGTACGCAGGGGCACCACTGGCTATGCCGCTGAATTGGGCGCAGTCCGGTCATGGCGGTTGCCAATCGTCAGTGATGATCTGGAAGGACAACTACAACACGCGCCAGATTTACGACCTGTACAACCCGGCAGATCCACGGTTAGGCAACTGGCCGCCGACTACGGCGAACGGTGCATTGTGGGGCGATCAGGAATGGGTAACAGAGTTACGGGATACAGGCCGCATCCATGTGACGCCCATCACAGAAGGCATTAAGTCCTACAAGTACCACTGCCGGGGCGGGCTTCCTGGAGGCACAAAGGTCGTTGTGTTCCACGGCGACCCGAAACCGGACAAGGTGAGAGAACCGTGGTTTGTGTGGTAGTCCACACCAGCCCGCTTCCACATCAAAAAGAGTTTGCCGGATACCTTGAACGCGGGTTCAAGCGGCACGGGCTGAGCGTAGAGGTCACAGCCGACATTCACGCAGAAGGCGATATTCACGTTATCCAGGGGCCACACTACGCTTACTCGACATGGATCGGCAAGCCGCGAGTGTTGTTCCTTGACCGCTGCTTTTACGGCGATTCAAAGAAAGACGTTTCGCTGGGCTGGCTCAGGCCGGACGGTTCACGCGACTTTATGAACCACGCCATGCCGGAACCGAATGGGCGGCTACCGGAACTGAAGCCCGAAAAGACCGGCGATAAAACGATTGTCTTTGCCGACTACGGCAAGCGAAATCGAGCGGTTACTGCGGCGATTACGCACGACACTGAACACATACGCTTGCACCCGGCAGAAGGACGCGACCATGGGCCGCTGGAGGCCGTATGGCGGGATTTCGACGTTGCGGTAGGCGGTAGCAGCACCGTGCTGGTAGAAGCGGCTATAAACGGCCTACGCGTGATTTCATACGACCCGCGCCATGTGTGCCAGAACATCGCAGACCGCAGGCAGTGGGTGACGGATTTGAGTTGGGCGCAGTGGCACTACGACCAGATAGCTAACGGCAGGTTTTGGGAACATCTATGTATAGAGTAACGTCCGACAAGGTAACACTGATTACCGCGCCCGCTTCCGAGCCGGTCACGACCACGGAAGCCAAGAATCATCTGCGGGTTGATGTTACCGACGATGACACGCTGATTGGAAGCCTGATAACCGCAGCCCGCGAGTATTGCGAGATTTACACGGGGCAATCGTTCATTGAGCGCACTTACCGCGCTGACCTGTACGATTTTGCGGATGATATTTGGCTCCCCAATGGTCCGGTTACAGCCATATCGAGCGTGAAGTATTACGACACTTCCAGCCCGCAGGCATTGACCACATGGGCCGCGAGTAACTACACGCTCCAGCGTGACATGGTGCGGCGTAATGATGGCGTTTCTTTTCCGAGCGTAGGGACGCAATACGACAACGTACAAATCACCTATACGGCAGGCTGGCTTGACCAGTCCAGCCCACAAGCGGAGAACATACCGCAGGCTGTGAAGCAGGCCCTTCTGCTGATGGTGTCCGACCTGTACGAGAACCGCGAAGCGCAGGTTTTGTACCCTGGGCAGATTCTCGCCAACCCTGTTTATCACGCACTGCTTAACGCTTATCGAGTCTACAGATGAGAGCAGGACGTTTACGTCACCGGCTGGCCCTGCAATCCAAGACCAGTACCCGCGACAGCTATGGCGCTGCGGTGATTGGCTGGACGTTGGTGGATACGGTTTGGGGTGCAATCGAGCCACTGTCCGGGCGGGAATACTTCTCGCAGGAGCAGGTTCAGGCCGAGGCAAAGGTGCGGATTGTGATTCGCTACCGCTCTGGTGTTGACACCACCTGGCGCGTATCGCACGGCGGCAAGTTCTATGATGTTCTGGACGTTCTGAACGAGAACACCCGCAACCGCATGTTGACGCTGATGTGCCGCGAGGGTGTGTCCGAGAAGGTTGGTGATGTGGCAAGCGATATTCCCGCCAACGCACTCTATGACGTTGACGGCAATCCACTTCAGGATGTGGACGGCAATTACATTGTGACGGTGGACTGATGAGCATTAAGACCACGGTCAGTGTAGACGGCTTGAAAGAACTGGAAGCCGCGTTGAAGGAGTTAGGCTCAGAGGTTGCAGGGCAGCGGGGCGGCCTGGTCCGCACTGCACTGATGGGGGCGGCGCTGCCGATATTACGGGAAGCACAGGCACGCGCACCCGTGGACACCGGCAGGCTCAAGGGCGCCATTAAACGGCAGCGGCACAAAAACCCGAAATACCTG